CCCACGATTGAGCAAGTGATGCCGTTTTCTGTAAGTTGTGGTTTAAATTGGCTAATCGTCACGCGTGGTTCCCATTTGTGTAATGCCATCACCGCACTTGCGGCCAGTTGGAGCAACAAAGCGTGGTTCATCGGTCTGTCAATGAGTTCCGGAATACGACTACCATACTCTCTGCGTTGTAAACGTGATCCGATTGGTGTCAATAAAATGTCTGCGATTGACTGCTTGATGTGTTCCGTTTCGCTTGTGATTTTCTCGCCTGTAAATCGATTCATTATTCAGGCTCTCCAGTTTTATCTTTACCTTTTGAAACATCTTTGTGTTTATGTTTCATTTGACTAATTCCGCCCGCTATCATGTCGCCTGTTGATGTCACTTCCCCATCAATATTCACATTGCCTTTAATGTTGACAGTGGGGCAGTCGATATTGATTTGATTAGCTGCTTTGATATTGGCGGTGTTTATTCCTGTTACAACCAAGCTGCTATTTGCTTGGTTGTAGGTAATTTTTGCGCCATCGGCAAATTCGATCACGTGTTCATCGGCTAAATGGCTTGGACTGTTTTGAGTGTAAAGCCCTGTGATGATGCACGCTGTTGTCAGTTCACCACTTGCCGCCAAGATGACGCATTGTTCGCCTTGTGTTGGCGGTGACCATGTTTTTGTCGTGCCTGATCGCATTGTGATGAATGGGATGAAATCCGTTAATATTTCACCGCACTTTACCCGTGCTTTTGCTTGTGCATAATCGACTTCGGCAATTAAGCCAAAGCGGATAATGCTTTCAATTCTGCGGTTGTTATCGGCTGACATGGGCGGATTTCTACTT